ACTGGGGGGCTGTGATGCGCGATCGTCCCTCCTTCTCGGTCTCGCCCACGTATCAGGTGTGCCAGGAACTGGCCCGCAGGGCGGGCAAGCTACCGCGTGGCGAGGACAGCGAGCAGCCGCGACCGGAGAAGGACGAGGCGGATGCGGAGTTGATCGAGGCTTGCTGGCGCACCGCGGCGGGATATCGAGGCCTGCCGCGAGAAACAGCGCTGTTGCGGTCCTACTACGTTCTGCGACAGCCGCCGGCCATCATTTGCCGGATGCAGGGGATGCGGGTGCGGGAATTCGACGACATTCTGGTCCGGGCCGTTCACGAATTCGAGCTCTATGTTGCCAAGTTCGTCTCCCGGGTGCATAATCCTCCTCAATCCGTGATGACTACCGTCTAACGACGAGACTGATGCCCGTAGGCGGATGTCGCGTTTCCGGAAGAAAAGCCCCGAGCCAATGGCCGGGGCTTTTTGCATTGCGGGCGTCGTCGTCTGAACGTGATCGAACTGACGACATAGGTGCATCTGCACCTTTTGTTTCCAGAGAGCAGGGGCCAGAGAGAACCGTCCGCCGGGCCGCATGGGCACCGGCTGGCAGACGTCACGCTCCGGCCTCTGCTCTGTGGGAACAGCCGCCGCAATCGACCAGACAGCAGTGAGCCGCCGCGGCCGCTGCGCGCGGGGATGGCCCCGTACAACTGGCTCCGACCGGCGCCGCCCGAAGTCTCCCTGCGCCACACAGCGCCACGTGCAACGCGTGCTTGGGGGAGGGGCCCCACACCAACAACACCCCCATGAGTCGCCTCAGCTGGCCTGGCGCCCGCGCAGGGGCAAATGCGCGGGGCACTTCTTTCCGGTCTTGTAGCCGGCGGCCAGCACGACGAGAACCGCCGCGCCCAGCCCGCCGTGGCGGGTAGTCGGATGGGGGCAACCGAGAATTCCATGACCGAAGCAAAGAAGAAGCCCGACTGGGAGCGGATCGAATCCGACTACCGCGCCGGTCTGCTGTCCGTACGCGAGATCGCCGCGTCCCAAGGCGTGTCCCATGTGGCCATCGCCAAGCGCGCCAAGAAGGAAAGCTGGCAGCGCGACCTCAACGCCCGGATCAAGGCGAAGGCCGACGCGCTGGTTACCAGCCGCACGGTTACCAAGGAAGTTACCAGCGAGCAGGCGGTAACTGACCGGGCGATCGTTGAGGCCAATGCCGAGGTAATCGCCAACATCCGGCTGGCGCATCGAAGCGACATCCGCCGCGCTCGCGCCCTCTGCATGTCATTGCTCGACGAACTGGAAGCGGAGACAGGGGACATCGGTCTGTTCCGCGAACTGGGGGACATCCTCCGCAGCGAGGACGACAAGGGCCAGGACAAGCGCAACGACATCTATCAGAAGGTGATCTCCAGCGCGGGACGGATCGACAGTATGAAAAAGCTGGCCGAGACCCTGAAGAACCTGGTGGGCATCGAGCGGGAAGCCTACGGCATTGCCGAGGCCGCCAAGCTCGAATTGAGCAATCCGGACGGCAGCCTTTCCCAGAGAGGCCGAAGTCTGGCTGACTTCTACAGGGATATCGGTGTTTCAGCTCAATCCGGCGCTCAGTGACTTCTGGCGGACGCCAAAGCCGTACAAGCTGCTCAAGGGCGGCCGGTTCTCGTCCAAGACGCAGGACGCCGGCGGTATGGCTGCCTTCCTGGCGCGGAACTACTCCGTGCGGTTCTTGTGCCTGCGCCAGTTGCAGAACCGCATCGCCGACTCTGTCTACACGGTCGTCAAGGAGAAGATCGAGGCGGCCGGCTGGCGGGACGAATTCGACATCGGCGTGTCTACCATCAGGCACAAGCTGACCGGGTCGGAGTTCCTGTTCTATGGCCTGGCCAGGAACATTGAGGAAATCAAGGGGACTGAAGGTGTCGACGTCTGCTGGATCGAGGAGGGCGAGGGCCTCACGGAGGATCAGTGGTCAATCATTGACCCGACCATCCGTAAGGAAGGGGCCGAGGTGTGGGTGCTGTGGAACCCGCATCTGATCACTGACTTCGTGCAGGCCAAACTGCCGGCGCTGCTGGGTGATGACTGCATCATCAGGCACATCAACTATCCGGACAACCCGTTCCTGTCGGCGACGGCCAGGAGAAAGGCGGAGCGGCTGAAAGAGGCGGATCTGGATGCGTACCGGCATATCTACCTGGGCCAGCCGCTTTCGAGCGACGATGCCTCGGTCATCAAGTTCCATTGGATCGAGGCCGCGGTTGACGCGCACCTAAAGCTCGGGATTGAGCTTGGAGGAGCCAGGACTGTTGGCTATGACGTGGCCGACTCCGGGGCAGATAAGAACGCCTGCTCGGTGTTCGACGGCGCTATCTGCGGCGAGCTTGACGAGTGGGCGGCCCCCGAGGACGAACTGAACCAGTCGACGAAGCGCGCCTGGGCGCACGTCCGAAACGGCATCCTCGTGTACGACTCCATCGGCGTTGGCGCCCACGTGGGTTCCACGCTGGCGGATGCGGGCATCAGGACGGGATATCACAAGTTCAATGCTGGCGGGGCTGTCATCAGTCCTGAGAAGGAATACGCGCCGAAGATCAAGAACAAGGAAAAGTTCGAGAACCTGAAGGCTCAGGCCTGGCAGGACGTCGCCGATCGACTGCGGAACACCTACAACGCGGTGACGAAAGGAATGGTCTTTCCTGCCAGTGAGCTGATCAGCATCAGCAGCGGCATCGCCAAGCTCGAGCAGCTGAAGATTGAGCTGTCGGCGCCGCGCAAGCGGTACAGCAAACGCGGTCTCGACATGATCGAGACCAAGGAAGAAATGGCCCGGCGCGGTATCCCGTCGCCCAACCTGGCCGACTCTTTCATCATGGGCGCATGCCCGCACCTAGTTGAGCGCAAGCGCGGATTCTTCGGATGAACTTCCTTCGTACCCTGTTCGGCCGCGGGCACCAGCCCGACAGCGGCAAGCCCATGGGCGCCCCGCCGGCGCCGCGCCGCCGTGCTGGCCTGTTCTCGACTCACCCGCTGGGCGAGAAGGTCCGGCCGGCGTTCGAGTTCCCGCAGTTCGAGCAGCCCGAGGGCGCACCCAGCGTGGCATCGGACAACGGCTACATCGGGGAGCGCCCGACGCCCAAGATGGCCAGCTTTACGCCTGTCAACGAGGCTCAGCTGGGCTTCTACGCGGCCGGCGCCATGTTCATCGGCTACCAGGCGTGCGCCATGCTGGCCACGAACTGGCTGATCGACAAGGCCTGCAACATGCCGGCGCGCGATGCGGTGCGCAATGGCTACCTGCTGATGTGCGGCTCGGACGAGGTCGCGGCGCGCCTGATGGCCCAGGACAAGAAGTACGCGGTCAAGCGCCACCTGCGCGAGCTGGTGCATTTCGGCCGGGTCTACGGAGGGCGCATCGTGCTGTTCGACGTCCAGTCAGCCAACCCCGAGGAGTATTACAAGGCGCCGTTCAACCTGGACGGCGTGCAGGCCGGCACGTACCGCGGCATGTCCCAGATCGATCCGAACTGGCTGACGCCGGTGCTGACCGAGGACAACCTGAACGACCCAGCCAGCCAGAGCTACTACGAGCCGACGTTCTGGCGCATCAAGGACCGGCTGTATCACAAGTCGCACCTGCGCATATTCGTGCCGTACCCGGTGCCGGACTACCTGAAGCCGCACTACCGATATCTGGGTGTCAGCGTGCCGCAACGGATCATGGAGCGGGCGTACTGCTCCGAGCGGAGCGCCAACGAGGGCCCGCAGCTGCTCATGACCAAGCGTCTGACGTCGATCGGCGTCGGGGATGGCGCGCTGAGCAACCGGGCCGAGCTGGCCAAGAACCTGGCGCACTGGGTGGACTTCCGCGACAACTACGGCGTCCGCGTCGGTGGCGCGGATGAAACCATCCAGCAGTTCGACACGGCGCTGGCGGACGTGGACACGGTCATCATGACCCAGTACCAACTGGCCGCGTCGGTGGCCGAGGTGCCCGCCACCAAACTGCTGGGGACCCAGCCCAAGGGGTTCAACGCCAGCGGCGACTATGAGCGCTCTGTGTACCGAGAGCACCTGGAGAGCATCCAGACCAACGACATGACCCCGCTGCTGGAGACGCATTACCAGCTCCTGGCCAAGTCCGAGGGAATCGCGCTCCCGGCGGAAATCGCCATCCAATGGTTGCCGGTGGACAGCCCGACCGCCAAGGAATGGGCCGAGATCGACAAGATCAAGGCCGACCGGGACGGGGTGCTGTTCAACACGGGGGCCATCGACGCCGAGGACATCCGCAACCGTCTGCGCGAAGACCGCGAGGGCGATTACCACAACATCGAAGAAGCCGAGTTCGTTGATGGCCAAGAAAATGGTAACGAAGCGGCGCCAGGCCTGGGGGCAGCAGCAGCAAGCAACCCAGTTCAAGGGCGCGGCGCTGGCCTACCCGGTAGCAGTTGAG